GTTGTATTACTGTTTTAACAGGCATCTTAACTCCCTCTAGGTTTTCGCGTTTATATTATCTCTATAATTAAAGATACACCTAATATAAAGAAAAAAGGCCACCAAAAATAATTGGCAGCCTTTTATCTTAAATCAATACAACTTAGTATTTTTTTACTAGAAAGAACCTAGTAAAACTCTACGGTTGTCTAATACTGCAAAACCTTGTTCTGCCCAACCGTAGAAACCAGCCCTCTTTTGACGATGTAAGGATTCGTCCTCAAAAATCTGAACTTGTTCACGAACAGGCATGATAAAGCTGTCTCTCTTGCTTAGATCAAGACCTACAACAACTTCTACATCCCCAACTGGTAATGTTCCTCCGAGAACATTTTCATAATATAGTTGATATTCTTGTCCTTCACCAAGCTCATCTATGGCGTGTAAATTAACGCCAAATATTCTGGTAAGAACATTTGAACTATCATTAGCAACATAAATCTCTCTACGAGTTATCTCGTCTACTTGGTCTATTCCCCAGTTACGGATATCTTCATGAGCTTCAGGAGATAAATAAAGATCAGTTAATTGAGCTCTATTTGTGGATGTGCTATTTCCTCCTCCATTACGACGCATAACTGTTTTCATAAGAGAAACCAATCTCTTTGTGAACTGACCAGCGTCTGCATCGCTATCATAAACAACAATATTACGATCAACGCTACCAGCAAGAAGTGTATGCCAGCCATCGTCGTTCATTTTTTTAACAAAGCCAGCTTCAAGAACTTCCATAGCACGACCAACAACATCCCAACGTGCATCACGAGCATACTTTAATAAGTAGTCGATTGCATTTGCGATGTCATATGTTGGAACCATAACATAATCACCCTCAACATGACGTTGTGGAATATATCCGTGATTAGGTATGGTATAAGCAACGAAATCTCTTTCGGTGCCTGGGGCTAGAAAATCAAGAGGAAACTCTGGAGCAGCTCCGGGCTGTAGAACTACAGCTTCAAAAATACCATCAAGAATATCTCCATTTAAAACGCCTTGTCTTAGAGGTAGTTCTAAGGCTTTAGCAAATTCATTATTAGCTGCAAGAGCTTCTTCTCTGCGAGCAGAGCCTGATCTTCTTAGTAGATCTGTTAGCTCTGGTGTTGGTTGAAATCTATTAGACATATTATGTTCTCCCTATTTTTAAAAAGTTATGTTATGTTGATGTCAACTTTTGCGTAACCGTCAACGTCTTTGGCACTCAACCAACGACCAACTTGAACGCTATTAGTACTAACATTTGTTAGCTTACCTTCAGCGCCGTAATAAGCTGCTTCTCCAGCGGTTGGTGAAACACCAGAAACTACCATATTTGTTACAACAAAACCTTGACGTAAAAGAGTAACTTTATTACCCTTTTGAACTTCGTCTTTATGGAAATTGATATGCTGTCTAGTTAGATCTAAATCGACAACATCATTTAGCAATAGGCCCGCTGGTGATGTTCCTGATGGATCAGCTGCGTATTCTACAACAGCACTTGAGTCATCCATAGCAGCTCCTGAACCGGCTGTTAAATGGACAACAACACCACCTCTTTCGCCTTTTTCATTCATGAAGAATGAGATATCTGTGTATGCTTCTACACGATCTGGTTTTAAAGCCATTTTACTCTCCCTTATTTAGTGTTTTACCGAGTCTATTGTAAACAAAATCAACTAAAGCTGCTCTAGTGGTATTTAGTTCTTCTTCGGTATCGTCAGAACCAACACTTAGATCAACTTCTTCATTTGACTGCACGTTTTCTAAAGCTTCGCTAAGATCTTCTGAAGCCTTCTTTTTCATCATCATAGCGTCTTCTTGTTCTTTTTTGCTCATGTCTTCTTTCTTCATTTTCATAGCTGCAAGAAGATTAACCATGCTAGCAAAAGCTTCGTCGGCTAATGATTCAAACTTTTCTACTTCAGAAGCAGCAGCTTCGTTGTCAAGACCAGCTTCAATCAAAGATGCCATTCTTTTCATATTTTTTTCTTTTTTCATCATTTCTTCTTCTTTATCCTTGTATGCAGCAAGGACTTCGGAAGCAGCATCTAGCTCTGCTTTCATTTTTTCCATATCTTTTTCTTTTTTCTTCATTTCCTCATCATATTTTTTAGCTGCTTCTTCTTTTTCTAAAATAGCTGCTTCATAAGCACTCTTGATTTCTGCAAGTGATTCCTGCTGACTCTTGAGTGATGTTTCTAACTCGGAGGCTTGAGCTTTAAACTCATCACGAGCAGCATAAGCTTCCTTTACTAGTTCAGTACAATCATTCATAGCTTCCACCTTATCGTTAGTGTTTAAGTTATTAGAACTCATATTTGCCTCCTGTTTATTGGCTTGAATTAAGAATACACCTTTATTTTGATTTTCAGAATTTTTATCTTCAGTTAAGAATTTAAATTCTTCTTTTTGGAAAATTATACTTTCTGGATTTGCTGGTTTATCAACAAAACCTTTACCGCTGAATGTTATGTTTTTTAAAACCCTTCCTATTTTATGATCTTCATATTCTCCAAAACCGCCGTAAGATCTTAAATGTTTTGTTAAAAATGAAGTTTCTTCATTTCTCGGCAAAATTTGAAAAGAACCGTTGGTTTTATTCATTAAACCATAATCGAAACCACTGAAAAAACATTCCATACTAACATACTTATTTCCTTCTTCAATTTCACTAATTAATTTTTCCGCTCTCTGTTTAAGTTCTGGGTCAGTAAATCCTGTATAGATTACTGATGCAGTAAGAACGTGGAATTTGTCTGGTAGATTTTCAATTGGCGTATCTTTATCTATAATAATTCCTTCTGATGTGATTGGCCAATCAGCAACAATATGACCCACTATTTGTGTTTCTTGGTGCTCTATATTTGTTGGTTTGTGCTGTGGCGTATCTTTAGCATTCCATACTTCTTCCTTATTAAATATATCGTCGTTTTTGTTCCAGGTAGTGCTAACTAAAATTGATTGTGTGTAATACAAGTCTTTGTCTGCCAATCCTGCTATACTTTTGATTTCTTTTTTACCAATTTGTTTAGAAGCTTTGTCTACAGCGCAAGCGTATGTAAAGCTAGCACTTGATTGTATTTTTTCTTCTAGTCCATCTAATTTTTCTTGTTCAAAAATTTGCATAGTAATACCCCTGTTTTTCTTAAACCTTTAAGTATTTTTTTAGTACACCACATTTGTATAAAAATACGCTTTGGTATATTTTATTTCATCTGTTGTCATCTGTCTAGGCATGTCGTTGTTTATGAGTTTTACAAATGAGTTGTATGATTTGATTCTGTCTTTTCCTTCAATACTATCAATAGTATTGAGTTTAGACAAAACGTTTTCTTCTTTTATGTTTTTAAAAGGCTCTAGAGATAAGAATATTTTTGTTTTTATTTCTTCTGCTTCGTAATATTCGTCAGACGAAAGACTTCTCATATTTTTTTTACCATAAAAATCAAGAAGATGGGGGTTTAATATTTCTGATATTTTCTCTTGAGCATCCATAGCCCATAACTGCAAGGAGGCATTTTGCGGAACTCCTTCTTGCGGCTGGAATTCTCTTTGTTTTCTTTTTTTTGTGTCTTTAACGCCTTGTGGTCTTCCGTTTTCGTTTGGAGGATTATTTTTTGCGTCATTAAGAATAGGACTATTTTCATCTTTTGGGCTTAATTGATCTGCACATGGAGGTGGGCAGGCTTTTGCTTCTATAGTTGTCATTTCCCCTGGTTTTTTATCCTGTAATTCAAGACCAACTTGACTAGGGCTAGCGATACCAAGTTGTAAAGCAATTTTTCTTAAACTGTTATTAAATTCTGGATCGTAGTATGGACCGCTCTTCGGCACCATTCTATTTCTTTGTCTATCTTTCGCTTCTTTATTAAGCCTTGATTTTTCTAGTTCTGGAGATACACCAAAATTAGTTTGTAGTAGTTCATCACTAATTATGTTTCTATCTGCAAGTTGTATTAGTAGTGCTTTTTCTGTTTCTTCATTACTAAGATCCATTCTTTCAAATTCTATGATTGCTGGCTGTTTAAAGCCCATAGCTTTTTGTACTGTTTTTATTTCATTATTCCAGAATTCTAATAAGACTTTCCTTCCATATTGTAGCCTTTGTGTTAAAGTTTTTAGACTAATGAAATTATTTGTTGTACCAGCTGCTCCATATGTCCCTGTTAATGTTGGTGGGATTCCAAGGCCAGCATAAACCATATTTAAATGAGGAACATATTTTTCTTGACCAAGAAATTGATGAACATTAGTTTTGCTTTCAATCAATTCAATATCTGGACCCCAAACAAGATCCATAGTTCCTCCTCCTACATTATTTTGTAATATGCTACTTAGTTTACTAGCAGCAGCTGAAGTAGGAGCAATCTTGTGTTCTAGGCTACCGAGCTTAAATATACGAATATTACTAATTGCCCCATCAAGCGCAGCAAGGTCTGCAAGCTTTAGTTTTTCTATGGTGTTGATATCATCCATCACGCTATAAATAATAGGATATGCCCACGCTTTCCAGTCATCTTTTTTGTAATGATATACAAAAGTTTTATTAACGTCTAAAACATAAGGTTTTTTCGTTTCAGCCGCATCTATTATGCTTTGTGGGAGTTCAGCAACAATAGCTCTTTCCGCTTCGTTTTTAGGTCTTTTTATTATTTTTCTTAATTCAGCTGGTAATAATATTGAGTATATTTTTTTACCAGTAAAACTAGATAGCGGGCCACCAACAACATCAACAAAAACAGGATCAATAAAAGTATATTTCCAAGGAATCTCTCTCTTTGTAATATCGGGAGTTATGTCAGAATAATTTATGATTCTGTCGGGCGAAGCCATACTTTTGTACATTTCTTTTTCTGCTTTAACACTAATTTTTGCTGTTTGTCGATTAATTACAACATTACCAAGCCTGTATAAGTTATTTAAAAATCTCTCGCTTCTATCAGAACCCTTAACTTTTTCAAACCAATTCCTATAGAAAGCTTCTATTCTTTTATTTGGATGAGAAATTCTAATGCCTTGACTAGCAAAATCACCCATGAGATCTATAACGTTTTTTACTAGACCAACCCTATTATAGATTAAGTCTGAGTTCCTCATTATCTGCTTAATTTTTTTAGGAACAGCTTCGTCCTGTCTAAAAGCTTCGTAATCTGAGCGAGTTAATCCGGGACGACCACTAGTAGGACCGGTAGAAAGATTCGACCAGTCAACAGGACCATATCTGCCTGCTACGCTTCTTTCTATTCCAGAAAATTCGTCTAGACTTTTAGAAGCTTCTGTTAATGCCGTTCTCTTATCTTCTATGTTTTCGTCGTTCCATGTGACATAAGCATTGTCTGTAATCAAGCTTGCATCTGGTATATTTGGGTTATTTTTCATAATTGTATTGCAATAATATTGGAATGTATTTGATATATAAGCTTATGATACACCACAATACGGATTATCTATAAACTCCTTTGTATATATTTTCGTTGGCTGCATTTGTAAACCAATTAGGGCCTTTATACATTTCTCCTTCTTTTTTAGACATATTTCTTAGGTTGGCTCCTATAACATCAAAACTTGCGTGTGCTAGTTCTCTATTCATTTGTCTTGCTATCATATTTGCTATAACCAAAGCGCTGTATCTATCTTTCCTTAGTTTGCCCTTTTTGCCATTAGGCAATTTAATATCTGGGGTATCCCACTTGTCTCTTCCTCCAACTCCTGTACTAGTTTGTGTCATAACTATAGTAGTAAGTTCGTCTTTTAAGTCTTCTATTTCTAATATACATTCGCTTTCATTATCATAGACTTTATCAATACTACTGTCAAGAACATCTTTTCCTTCTCTATCTAAAGCTAATCCTAAACTTAGATTATCAAAACGAGGAAATAACAAAATTTTATCTTCAAAGTCTTTTCTTAATCCGTGATTCGCCGCAGCAGTCCAGTCTGCTTTTGCAAATTGTACTAATTCAAGAATATGAAGCCCTTGTTGATCGTCGGTTTCTTTTGGTTTGTCGTAATCAATAACTGGCCAAATTAGTTGTTCTCCTTCTTCTAGCTTACCAGGATCGTGCAACGCCTCTTCAATTGCAACACCACCACCCTGAGCGTCCATACCTATTCTTTCACAAGGAAAAACCTTCATCAAATTTCTAATTCTTCTTGCACAAAATCCATAAAAATCATGTTCTTGAACTAACCCTGTTTTTTGCCTGTCTTTGAAGTTACTTCTATTAGTAGTCCAACAATAAACAATTCTACTATGGTCTTGATGTAGCTCTAAAACCACAATACTAAAATTATCTTTTTCTGACGCTGGGTCTATTCCGTAGACGTATTGATATTGTGGGTTTCCCTTTGTTGTAACGTCAAATAATATTTCTTTATCATTAATAACTACCGGGTTATCTTCTTTACAGACGCAACTTTCTATAAGAGACCTCTTAAAGAATCCATCACTATCTTCTGTGAAACAAGCGGCATACTCCATGTTGTAGATTCCATTGTGAATCGTGGCTTTTGCTCTAGCTACTTGTTTATCATCCATGAATCCTTTTGGAATAAGTTCATAAGGAATTCTTACTATGGAATAATCTTTCCAATTAAAATTCTCAGGTGGATCATTGCCGAAAATTTCTTTAAGTTTGTGTCTATCTCCCTGGCTATTAATAATAGCTTTATAGCGATTCCAATACTGAGCAAAATGTTTGAAGCTATAATCAGCCGTACCACTAATAATAGCTTGATTCCCTTTTTTGATTTGAACAGCTTCTAGTTCATCTGTCCAAAGTCCATCCTCACGCATGGCTTTTTTACGAGCTTCTTCTTTCACATTCTTAATAGGACTAGCGCTAACAGCAGCGAAACCAGCTACCACCGTTTCATATATGTCTGGACTAATACTAGCAAACTCATCAGCAATGATAATATGAGCACGAAGACCTCTAATTTTACTTCCGTCACCCATAGGAACAGCGATAGCCCAACTATCACCAAGTCGTATAGTACAACGATCAACATCTCTTCTAGGACCATCATCATTGCTACTAAAAATACTTCTGATTATAGGACTGTTTCGCCACATGGTTTCCATATATTCAAATATGATTTTGCTCTGTCTAAAAGCAGATCCTACAATAACTATCTTTGTTCCAGGAACTAGTATGCACTTCAACATACCATAAAGAGCTAAACTAAAAGATTTACCGAAACCACGAGACGCAATAAACATTGGAAATGGTCTATACCAAAATTCTTGTAGTAGAGCTATCTGTATCGGGTGCAGTTCTATTCCCATTAATAGTTTTACCGTAGACCCAAAATATTGTGGGTTCATTAATAGTCTTAAAAGATGAAGATCTGGGTTTTCTATATCTTCTTTGCTTCTACCGAATAAAGGATTATCCGGCAAAATAATTTTGTCAAGATCTCCTAGTCCTAACCAGGCATTATCGTAAAAACTGTTTTTTTTATTGTTTGTATTTATCATAAACCGTTCTCATTATTCTGACAGCCATTTTTTCTGCATTGTCTGCGTCTCCACAGAAGATAGTATGTATGCCGTATTTAATATGAAATAAACTAATCTGTTTAAGTATATAGTTATTTGTAACTCTAAGTTTTTCCCAAAGTCTTTTTGGTATGTCGGAACCAACAGGGAAATCATACACATCTTGTAGATCGAACTCAAATAAAATGAACTTGTGCGGGATAAGGCTGAGTCTTTCTAAAAACACAGGGAATCTTTTTTCTGTAATGTTGTTAGCTATTTCACTAACGCTTTGCTTTCTTTCTATGCTTAATAGGTGTTCTAGGCCCTCGATACTATAGTCTCCAGTATCTAATTTTTTATTAGCCGTTGTATGGTTGCCGAACTCCCAGGGCATTTGTTCTCTTGTGTCAACTATTATAGTAAATTCATCCATCTTTTTTTCTCATGATTAAGTCTGTAAAAAATTTTATATAGCCATCTTCATTTCCATTGATTAGCTTATGGTGATATTTACATAAAGTAATTCCGTTGTCTAGATGATATCTTAACCCAGGATAATCCGCCCATCTAAGTATATGATGAGCCTCAACCTTTTTATTGTTTTTGCATCCGGGCCATTGACAACAAAACCTATCTCTTGCATAAATTTTTTGTCTCCAATCCTTATATTGAGGGTCATTATAGTTTCTATAACTCATCACTATCCTCTTCTTGTTCCAATTGCTCTATGTATTCTAAGCTTTCTGGAGTTAATATTGGCTGATCAACTTTCCCATCAGAGTATTGGTGGTTTTCATATAGTATTTGCTTTGCTTTTTCTGTGGCAAGAGCAATGATTTCCATCTCTTTTCCTTCTTTTTCTCTGATAAGTTCATCTTCTAGCATTCTTATTAAACCTACCCAAGAACTTTTACCGTCTTCTATTCTTTTGATTCTTTGTTCTCTGGTGGCTTTAAGGTCTTTGCCAATTTTTTGTTGTTCGCTTAATAATTTTGTGAATTCGTTTGTATATGAGGCTATGCTATTGCGGGCGTAACTTAGTTGGGTTTCTAGGTTGGTTAGTTTGGGCATATCTCGTTGATCTTCTGGTTTGTTATATTCTTCGTCTACTTTTTGTTGAAGACGTTCTGTTTCTGCTATGTGTCGTTTGCGTTCTTTCATAGAGCGATTAATAAGAATATCAATTGTTATAAACTGTTTGATCTGAAGTTCTTCGGCGGGTAGTACGTCTTCTCTAAATTGTTTTACTAGTCCAACCCATGTATTTTCAAAATAAGAAAGTTCTCCGGTATTATAATCGAACTGTCTTTCTATTTCGGGCCAAAAGGTTTTTGCGTGTAATTTTAATCTTAATGTTTCGTCTGTCTTGTTTTCTTCTTTATCAAAACTAAGCTTATTCTGTACGATATATTTTTCTATTGGTTTTGTGCTTCTATTGAGAGAAGTAGCTATATCTTCTATGGTCATAGAGCCAACATTGTCTCTTATGAACGCCATTTCGTCATTTGATAGTTGTCCTCTTTTTTTATTCATGGTAATATTTCCTTCACCATATTATTTAATTTGATAAGCTCTTTTTTGCTTACCTTTATTTCCATCTTGATCTTTAGGTATATTTCCCTGTGTTCGCCAAACAGTTCTCTTTCTAAGATATCAATAAATTCTTGATTTTCAATATTTAGGCTAAAATTTTTGTTAGAATTAGAAGAAATGATGTATTCTTTTAAATCTTCAATACTACTAAGATGCATTAAATTCTTTTTAGAGCTGTTTCTTGAATACCAAGTTTTATACAAAGTACAATTCAGCTTATTAGAAAATTCTTTACAGTCTTTGTCTGTATTGGCACAAAGAATATCGTGAAAAACACAGCCATTACACGGCTTATCTGGCCGCTGATAATTGTCTCTTTTGTAATTAAACAATCTATTTCTAACGTGAGTCCAAAGAAAATTTTCCAGTGGTCTTTTGTAGTCGTAATTAGCTAGTCCTTCTATAGCAAACAAACTTATTTGTTGTTTCATGTCCTCTAGTTCATGATATCCGAATTTAAATTTGTAGGCTAGTTTTTTGCTAATCTGTTCAATAGTTTTTAATAATTCGTCTTCACTGATTGTTTGACTCGTCTGTTTCTTGTTCATAGATCTCCATAACTGTTGCTAAGCTTTTATCTTCTTTAAGAAGATCTTCAGAAACATCTATTTCCTGTGCTGTTACTTTTAATGAGCTATTTACTAATTGTATATCCATTGTTTTTATACCTCTAAATAAATTAAATCATAGCATATTGTTATAATAGGAAAAAATCAATTCAATGCAAAATGTATTATTAGCTAATAGGAGCATTGGGATCACCTATTGGCTGAACATCTGGTGGAGGTTGCTCTTCTCCGTTAAGAGATTTACAGGTTATTTCAAAAGTCCTTATCAGAGTACCACCTTCACAACCCTTAAAAGGATCCTCCGAAAGAGCAATAAACTCAAAACGCTCTTGAGGAAAATTGACAAAATACCACTGCGTTAGTTCATTACGCATGTAATCAGGAAATCGGACCGTACCAAACTCGTCGCCTTCTTCCATTGGTATAAAACGATTATCTTTAACTAGTCTAGGGTTTTCTTGGTTAATATATTTTTTATGATAAGGATTAAACAATGGCATGGTAAGCCTGTTTCTAACAGAACGCTTTTCTTTCAATAGAGAAGACTCGGGTATGTCTATCCAAGGTTTGTTTTCGGGATAATCGGCACCATCTCTCATAGGTAATGGCTCCCAAAATCCAATAGGTATATTTAGTGTATCTATTACCCATTCTATCTGCTCACCACCAACAAATTTTAGACATGTTGTATTTAATTTAATCTCTAGTTGTACGTCATCCTCTATAAGATACCCAATAATTTCATCAGACTCAGGAGCCTCTTCATCCTCATTGAAAATCGGTGTTCCACACCCGTGCAGAATCTCGACTCCGCCGAGAAGGCCGCCCGCGGGTAGGCCCACGCTGGGGCGGTCTATAGCGTCTGGTAAAATTGCCAAGAAATACTCCATAGGATCTGCTAACAAGAAATCATCTCTTGGAGTATCGTGATATAGAGTTAAAGGTATTACATTATCAGGACTAATATAAAAACATCTGTTAGAACCTGGTTTATATGCCATAGTTTATTACCTTTCTAAAATTAAAAATTCTATTTTATGCACTAGGCGTTGGTGTGCTTGCTGAGGAAGTTGGCGTTGGACTAACCTCCATACTGGGGGTTGGCGTACTTCCACCCGAAGTTGGTGTTGGTGTTGGTGTTGGTGTTGGAGTAGCTGTTGTTACTGCCTCACAACTCAAAGAACCATCATCTTTAAGACAAGATCCATAAAAGGGACTACGAGCTTCTTCACACAATGTGTAGCCACTTGGGCATGTACCACTAATGCTGGGGCCTCCCTCATAAACAGGACAAGAATCTGCTTCGGCTTTACTATAAATAGAAGCTCTTGAATCAGCCGATGTTATTTCTTCGTATTTTATATCGCTATTGTCTAGTGCTTTATAAAAAACAAAAAGAGGAGCTGTATTGTCTGCATACTCGTCAGAATTTTTAAATATTTTGCTACCAATAGGATAAAAAACAGAATCAGGTAATTTTGCCATTATATTCTCCCTCTAATAAAGTTATTGTATGAAGTTTGGAGGAAACCAGTAATGCCTACGATCAGTATCGGCATCAAGAGGTTTAGTTTGAATATTAGTTAGATCTCTACCGAATTCTCGACGAGGAGGAAAAACTCTGTTGATAAGACTATTAGGTAAAGAGTTAGTGTAGCTTTTATCTCTTCGGTACAGGTTTACACTATTTCCACTAATATAGGTTAAGTTTTTTTTGCTACTATTAGACATTGTGTCTCCTTATTCTTTTATTGGAATATTTACATCTGGTATATCATCTAGACTTGGAAAATCGCCTAAACTTGGCAAGCCTACAGAAGGTTTTGTTAACTCATTACATTTAAAAGCCAATGAAACTTCTATAGTATTTCCTGGTTTTAAATTTGATTCAACCTCGTTATTGTAATAGTAATATATGCAATTAAAAATTTCCCAGTAAGAACCAGAGCTATCATCAAATGGCTCGCATAAGAAGTCTCCAGTAAGTTCTGGCCAATCAGGAACAAACTTGTCTTCGCCCGGTGGACTATCTTTGTGCCTTGGATTGAATATAGGCAAAAAGTTTACGTCTCTTGGTTTATAATCTGGCTTTCTAAGATCAGGAACAGGATCAAAAGGATCAAAGTCTGGGACTTGTCCGTCTTCGGTTGGCAACGGACCCCACTCTCCTATTCTAATTGGCCTTTCTCCAATCTTTCTTTTCTGGTCGCTGCCTTCATAGGTTTCGATCCAAACTTCTATGTATACGTCTTTTCTTAACTTCCTACCAACCACCTTACCGTCTTTATCCTTAACGTTTTCAAAGCAATCGCTGTTGTGTATAAACTGTCTAAGTCTATCCACTTGGGCTCCAACTCCAAACAAGGTCAAATAATCTTCGCCTAGCTCATCGCAAAGCTTTCCTGGACCATCATGATAAATAGGTATCCCTTTGTTATCACATTGCAGATTTTTTAAGTTTCTATTTGGGGGCATAATTAACCTCCGTAACTAGGTGTTGGTGTGCTTGCACTGGAAGTTGGTGTTGGACTAACATCCATACTGGGTGTTGGCGTACTCATACCAGCTGTTGCTGTTGGAGTAGGAGTAGGTGTCATTGGAGTTGGAGTCGGAGTAACTTCATCAGCACAGCTAATCACAACAACACTACCATCCAAAGGAGGATTAAGAAATCCAGTATAGTCAAAACTGCTACAAGAATCAACAGGATTAGGAGTCTGTGTATTCTTTGTTGAATTAATACTGTCCCACGCAGCACCCTCGACCACTCGTTGTCTATTTATATAGTTTTGTAGTTCTTTTGTATCAATAGGAAATTCTTTTTCCGTCATTTTATTTTCCACCCAAATACTTGTACGATTATGCAAAGCGTCTGCCTCTTCTTGAGTTATAGGACTTATTTGCGACCTAATCTCATTCTCTATAGCATCGGAATGCAAATCAACAACAACAGTTTTAAAAGTATCGTAATCTAAATCTCCTTCTGTGTATCCATCAAAAACATTTTGTAATTTTTGTAGGTACTCATCGTCTCCCACCATATCCCAATTAATTTCTGAACCAGAATCTAAGTCTCCTGTCATAAGCTCTAGATTTAATGGATCCATTAGGTCAAGCATTATATCTTCTGCTGTATATTCAGCAGCTTGTCCGATGGTATCTGAACTCATTATATGAATGCCAAATATTACGGGAAGGAATATGAGACTTCCTCCTTTAGCTCTGCCGCACTTAATTTTTCTGCCATTACGAAGTTGTTTTTCGGTATAAACCTTTTTAGAATTTTTCCAGCTTCTGCGGGCCCTTATAAACTCTTTATACTTGCTGTATTTTTTAGGGTTTCCCTTCCAATATATAGGATGAGCAACTTCTTCTCTGTACTGAATTATCTCTTTGCTAACATTAATAAGTTCTTGTCTTATTATTTTTTGCTTTTCGCTTATAAGTTCATGAAGCTGCATAGCGTAAGCCTTTTTCTCTGCGCTATTCATAGAATTCCAAACAGGTTTAAATTCGGGATTTTCTAAGTATACTTTTAAAAGCTCAATATAAGCAGTGGGTGTATATGTTTTAGGCTTTATTGGCCAACCTTTGGGAACAGGAGCAAAAACAGGAGTTTTATTTCTTATCAAGTTTTTCCACTCGTCGCGAATATCTTCCATTGGTAAAACATACTTTTGTTCTAGTTCTAAAAGTTTCTGAGACATGTAATATCTTAAAGTTCCAGCATAATCAGGATCCGCAAAATCCCCTTGTTTATAGTCTCTAGCTATATAACGTAATTGAGTGTTATACCACTCGTCAAAATCTAGAGCGGCCAACCTGCGGGAGTCGTCTCCAAGTTCTGGTAAATCATCTGCAACTTCTGATAGGTCTATTACTTTGGCAGGAGGCTCGGCAGCATCGGGAAAAGGTTTTATGTTGCTAGGAGCTTCGTCAGTAGCACAGTCTAATATTCCGTCAAAAACAGGACCACCACCAGGAACATTAGGAGTATCAATATCAATAGCCTCCCACGGCACGTTATTGATATCACCCTTTCCGCCTCCAATAATCTCAGCTTCGATGGCGTCGAGTAACTCCTGAAAATCAAAAAACGGTAAATTTTTCTTTTCTTTTGCCATTATTGTCTCCTATTGATAATCATTATGAGTAAGTACGGGTGAGTTATAAACAACAGTATAGTTTTTGAGGCTGCCCTTTGGAGTATTGTTTGGAAAATCATAAATAGGTAATGGCTTACTAGTTGTTTCGCCTGGGTCGAGCTCTATGGTTTCAAGATCTTGTTTTCTATAGACAATAGTGTTAGTTTTTGAATTCACTGTGCAAACACAACCCGCTCCGTCTCCAGCGTTTTCAAAAGTTAAATATCTAGTATAAGGGCTTTTTAGATAACCAGAACCATAATTAACAAACTCTACATCAACAATAGTAAACAGATTAGGATTAAGAGTAACGGTAGCAGCAAAAGCATTAGCTCTTGGGCTTTTGTAATTTGGAACAACTGTTGGTGAAAGATTATTAAACCCTTTTCCAGGATTCATTAGAGTCCATTTGGTAACGGCTCCTTCTACGTCTACTTCCAAAACCCCAACAATAGCAGGCATTCTAACCGTTGGTGACTCGTCTTCAAAAAAACCATTAGGATAAACTAAATAAGTGTCTCCTGGTAAATGTCTGGTTCCCCCGCTAACCGTTAAGGAAGCCGCAGTTAAACCAAGATAAAGCTGCCCTGTTGCTCTGACTCCAGATTCATGATCAGGAGCAGGAAACAAAACAGTGGTGTCTTCGTGATATTTTTTGCCACCATTATAAAAGTTGATTTTACTAAGACTAAAAAACAAATCTGTGTTATAAAAAGTACCAAGTTGAATAGAATCTACAAGTTCATCTAATCTAGAAGATGATGGATTATTTTTTGCAGATACGAGGGGGTTTGTACTATTTGCTGGTAATGGATGAAATGTTGACATTTTTATAACCTTGGGTTTTTAGGTAATGTTTGTAGAGTTATTGGTCTGTGTGTGTTTTTGGGTAGTCCGAATTTATGAGTGGAATTTCCAACTTTTTTGAAATCTACTTGTTTTTGTTGAAAAGCATAATTATTTCTATCGTCTGCTATAAATCCAGAACCTGTTCGGACTAATTTATGATTTGGTTTAGTATTTTGGTAAACAGCTTCTGTGTCTGGTGTTGGCACAAAATCTAGAATATCTTCTGGAAGAAAACATAAAGTATAACTTGCTCCTAGTTCAGTAGATTTACTGTAAATCCAGTCTTCTGTTTCTTGGGAAACCCCAGAATTTGGTATAAGCATTATAATGATCTCCACAGTAAAAAGCGTATATTAATGTTGCTAGAAAGTAATACACCGTTTTTTATGACGTATGTACAACTAGACGAGATATAAATTGCGGACTTTGAAATCAATAAAAATAAAGAATCGTAGGTGCTTATAGAAAAAAGAAACAAGGGGCTAACTTAATGGTTTAGGTAGTACTATTAATTTAATAGGTGCCTATTGTTTATGGACGCCGTTGCGTTATTACTATAGTTTGTTACTATTATAGTAATATTATAAAACCCCCACCCCTCCAATGGGGGAAATATATCCACACTGAACATTCGTACACACTGCACATTCGTACACACTGCACATTCGTACACACTGCACATTCGTACACACTGCACATTCGTACACACTGCACATTCGTACACACTGCACATTCGTACACA